TTGCAACTTGATTCTTTAGGGCTTTATTTTCTTCTAAAGCAGCATTAAGTTGGGATTGCATACTTAAAAATTCAATTTTTAAGTTTTCTAAATCTGTAGGAGTTAAATTATTTCCTACTGTGCTTTCTACATAACTCTTGTACGTATCTCTCTCGTCATTAGCCATCTGCAATTGAGACTCAAGTACAATGATCTGAGCCTGAAAGGAATTTAATTTTTGATTTGTCTTATCAATAATTACATTAAAAAATTTACTCTGGTCTTCCATATTCACCCCATAAAAAATAACGTTATAGTATATTTATAGGCGTTATTTTAATAGGTTCCCCCATCAATACCACCAAACTCAGGCGTACCATTTGTACCTGCTTTAAGTACTTGCCCAGAAGTACCTGCAGCAGTTACTTTTAATGCACCACTTGTGTTGCCAAACAATATACCATTCGTTGTAAATGTTCCTCTACCTGTACCACCATCTCCGACTGCAATATTAGCAGTCAGACCTGATACTGTTCCGCCGGTTAAATTAGCAACTAATGATGCTATAGTATACCCTGCATCTGCAGTACTAATAGTATTACCAGTAGGATTAACTGTAGATCCTTCAAAGACTCTAAACTTACCATCATTATGGTCTCTATAAAGACCAGAGTAATTAACATTACCCCCGCTTGTATACTCACCAAAGAAGCCAAGATCTAATGAATTACCAGGGTTAGCATTTCCAAACTTAACCAATGAGTCATTAATACTGACCGTGGCTGTCTGTAATGTGGTTGCTGTACCTCTGATGAACAAGTTACCCTGTACAGTTAAGTTATTGTTAACTGTAACATCGTTAGGTAAGCTTAATGTAATTCCCCCAGTACTTGCAGATGCAGTAATCTGATCGGCAGTTCCTGTAATAGAGGTAACACCAGAATTGGTAATTGTAATGTTTGCATTTTCACCAGCAGCACCAGATAAAGTTATACCTGTACCGGCTGTAATATTACCAACAAAATAACCTGTTGTATCAGTACCAAGTGCTACTGAATTGGCAGCAATAGTTGCAGTTAAGGTAACATTACCTGATCCGTCAAAAGAAACATTACCCGTTAGGTCACCTGCAAGTCCAATGTCTCTTGCATTAGTTAATGCATTAGCAGTATTGGCTACGTTAGAGGATGCAGAGGCAGATATACCTTTTGTACCAATATAACGATAACCAGTTATAAAGATAACTTTAGAAGCAGTTAAGGTGGCAGGAATTGTACCGCCAATGAAGTTTAATACGCCGGATACATAATCGAAATACCATTCACCGACCCCAGAGATACCAGCATCAGAAAGAGCAGTATTACCAGTAGGGTCTGCGGTTCCAGCAGTATCAGCATATACTTTAACAAAGTAAGTAGAGCCAAATTCAGGTGGAATCCAATCTGTTAACCCGGTCTTCCAAGTAGGGAAAACGCCTCCGACAACCGTTGTTGTTGCGTCTGCATTACACTGAACTCTTGATGTAGTCTGATATGCTTCTACAACGTTTGCAAGAGCGGCCGCGGTTGCAGGTATACTGGACGATTGAACCCAGACTGTATCCCCACGAATAAGTAATGGGCTTGCTATCGCTTCATTACTAGGGCTCTTATTAGTTGCAAGATCGGTCTTAGTTGCGCCAAATAACTTTTTATAAAGTAAATCAACTTTTTGTGTATCTGAAATTGCCATTTAGTTACTCGCAGTCTCTAATGTGAGAGCAGTAACGGTCTGCCCGCTTGTTAATTTTATCCTCACATATATCTCATTAGTAGCTGTATCAGAACTAGAGACCGTACCAAAAGTACATGTCTTACTGTGAGCTGATACTGACGAATTCAAAGTTACAACACCACCTAGTGCACAACCATTAGATCCATTACCCCCTGCTCCAGCACCCGGTACACCTGCACCTCCATAGGCAATACTCATATCCACCCAACCATTAATGGTAGAAGATGTATCGATTGTACTTCCTGGTAATGCAACCCAGAGACCGGCAATAGTACCTGTAAATTTAATATTGAACTTCGATACCGATGTTCTTGCAAACTTAAATGTGAAGTATTGAGCCCCAGTGCGACCAGAACTTAAGTCAGGTCCAACAGGTAAGTAACCTGAAGAGTAGTTTACTTGATCGTGCTTTAATACAGCGCCTACAATAGTTGCACAGTTAGCTGTTAGCGTACCAGACTGGCTGTTAAATGTAGTCGCATTAGCAGAGTAAGCTGGATTATCTGTTGTACCAGGATTAACAATACGAGCAGCTAGGCCTGACCCTGTACCTACTGTAGAACCAAAGGTAAGAGTTGTCTCTTCCATTGAACTGGCAGTACCTGTCTTATACAGAACCGTTGGTGTACCTGTGACAGTAAATGCAGAAGCACCACTGCTGTTATAACCGTTGGTACTGGTTAAAGAAGGACCACTTGCACTAGAACCAAACCCTGTTGTAATAGAAGAGGTTGTAGATATTGCAACGTTACCAGAAGCAACATACAAGTTCTGAGTCAGAGGTGTTGAGACCCCAGCTGCAGAATATGTAATACTTGCAGGAGCTTGGAATGCTCCACCTGCCGTTCCAGTTACAAATGTATCGGTAGTTGGGTACGTGTTACCGCTCAAATTATTAATGTAAGCAGCTAACGTGAAAGAAGTAGCGCTAGTATAATGAGGTACTGTACTAGAATAAATCTTAGTATTAGAAGTCTCAGTAAGCGTTTTATTAGCAAATACAGGCGCAGAAGGATTACTATCATCATAATACCATGTCAAGGTATTTGTTGTTCCTGCAGCAGAATGAGTTATGTAAACACTGTTCCAACCGGGCTTAGCAACCCCGGAACCATTTGCATCAAAACTTTCCCAGAACCCTGTAGCAGCTCCAGTCTTAGTACCGTAATCTACGTTATCACCAATAACTAAGTTAGCACCATAGGTACCATTATCACTACCAGTGGCAAGTGCTCTCGAACCTGCAGATGCATCATTTAAAAACAATGTTAATGTACCACTATCTCCAGGACCTTGATCAGGTATGGTAGAGGTTACATAAGCAGCCGCTCTTCTAGCAGCAATCGTTGTACCTGCAGCAACCGTTGTATTAGCAGATGTGTTATAGAATTGTGCAAACCCTGTAGCCATTCTACTAGATGTAGTAGCAGAACTCATCGTCAATGTGTTTGAACCAGACGGGAATGAAGGAGGAGATGCAGGAACAAGTTTACCAAGCACCTGATTTAATTGTGCAATACTATTTGACAATGTAGATCCTGTTGTTAATGTAACTGCATTACTAATTAAATTTCCCTGAGTGGCAGTACCGACAGGTATATCTGAACCAGCAATACTGGCAGAAAAATCAACTCCTGATTCATTAATAGTAAATGTATTACCTGAACGTGTAAATGAACCAATGGTTCCAGAGCTTGTATTACCACTTGTACCGGCTGTTGCAACCGTATACACATTAGACACTCTACCGTATACGTCAACGGTAATTATTGGTGTATAGGTGGTGTTACCGTATGTACCAGCAACAACGCTAGTGTAGGCATTTGCAGCAAGTAAGTTGGTTTGGAAGGCACCAAGACCAGAAATACCTGTTGATACAGGTAGACCAACACCGTTAGTTAAATTAATGTAGTCTGGTGTACCAAGATTGGATGTATTAAAAGATACAGTGTTGTTAGAGATAGAAGTAATTCTACCGTATTGGTCAACAGTAACCGTTGGTATGCTTGTTGCATTACCATAAGTACCAGCTGCAACCCCAGATGTATCAAGAGCAACTGTTAGGTTAGCATTCTCTCCTGCTGTACCAGTTATCGCAATACCTGTACCTGAAGTTAAATTACCAAGGTAATAACCTGTAGTATCAGTACCTAGTGCTACGGAATCAGCCGCAATTGTCGCAGTAATCGTAATATCTGCTGAACCATTAAAGAATGCATTACCGGTTAGATCACCACCAAGGGTAATGTTTCTAGCTGTAGTTAATGTATTGGCGGTATTAGCAATCGTAGCACTAGCAGCCGAACCTGATATGTTACCAGTAAATGTATTAGCGGTAATAGTGTTGGCAGAGAAGTTACCTGAACCATCTCTCTTAACCAAGTTACCAGCTGTATTATTAGCGGTAGCACCATCAACGATATCTGTGTAGTACTTACCACCAACCTTATGAATCGAAGGAGATGCATTGGCATTAACCGATTCAATATAAAGTATAGCACCTGCGCCATCGGCGGATGCGTCCTGAGAGTAAGCTAATTCTGCTTCCGCAAGATCGCTTACCGTTGGAGCGGCAATATTAGCCGTTCGTTTTATCTGAATAATTGTTCCGGTAGCCATGCTATCCTCTTATTGTTATTTTAATAGCGCCCACCATCAACAGAAGTAACTGCTGATGTAACTGCCTGGGCTACCCATTTATTTGTATCGGAATCATAAACTAAAGTAAACCCATCTTGCACTGAAGAGGTATTAACATCACCAAGAGAGGTCAATGTACCCCCGGTGGATTTTCTTACAATTAAACTTGAAGGTGACGCACCACCCTGGTTCATTGCAATGGTAGAAGAGTTAACTGGGGAACCAATAGATACAGAACTAACTGTAGCTGCCGGTTGAATGACGATCGACTGATTGGTAGACGGTCTTATTGTTACTGCCATTATTTAGTCGCCTCTGGGTACACCGTTATAATACCCTCTACAACTCTTTCAACAGTCAACGTGTTAGAGTTAACCAATTCGAGATCATAGACATAGCGCCCGGCTTTAACGTTAGCCGTTTGTGCTGCGGTCAAGTTAAGGGTGATTTCCCCGTTAGCAGGGTTAGTAATTGCTACTGTAAATGCAGTATTTGAAGAAGTATAGTACGATCGTCTCATCTGAGAGCGACCGACATAGCCGGTTAGATTCCTGGCTGAACCCGTATCATCGTTAACTGCAATAGAAACCGTGTACGTAGTTCCCTGGTCTATAGTAAGATTGGATACACTTGCCATTTTTTCCCTCAATATTATGGTATATTTATAAGGAAAGGGCCCTAAGGCCCTTGCAAATTATTCTATATTATAACTTAAAATAAGCTGTTAATATTTGGTTTATATATAACAGCTTTTTTTATGCAGTTAGTTTTTCATTTAGTGCTGGAAAATGCCATTGCTTCCCCGTTTTTGCGGTTATTGTTTTGGAAACTATACCTTCATTATCACCCGTCAGTTGATCTACTAAAAAATCTGGATCTAATAACACCCCATCATTTGTTTTTAAAGCATGTATACACGCACAAACGGTATTATCTTCTAACGAAGTAATTTGATGTAATTTGTGTTTTTCAATATACACAAAATTTGGAGCTAAAACTTTTCTGTGCGATATTACTTCTTTTGTGTCAGGATCAATTACTTCAACAAGTACTGACCCGCTGCTTATTAAAGTTCCGTGGTCAAAATCGTGGCTATGCCCATATTCAATATCACCTTTGTTTACAAAGTACATTAACCGTGTATATACATTACTAATACACATAATTCTAATTAAAGGTGTTGCCATTAAATCACTACCTCATTCCACACTCCTGTTATAAAATTAAATTTATAATTTTTTCCATCATCAGGTCGATCCGGTTGTATCTGCCATGAGTTTGTCGTTCCTTGCCAAAAATAATTACCAGGTGTTGGGCGCGGGATTGGAGGTACCATTGTATTAGTAGCCTCATCAAATGTCCACGCTGTAAGGTTCTCAGCATTAGGGTGTACTGCCCAAGCATCTTTTGTAATTTGTTGCTTGGCTGCTTTTTCTGCATCAGACATATCACGTAACATCCACACATCAGACCACACCCCATTAACCTTTTGATAGGTAACCCTAGGGCTATCAAACGTCTGATATAATGCAGGTTCGGGCTGCTCAACACGAGTAAATGCTTCCCAATGAGCCGGTACAGAACCAAGTGCATCGATTAGATTATCCTCATACGCTGGGTGATTTATAGCTACACCGTTTTCAATTTCAATATACAAATTCATTATAAATCTCCTGTATTTGTTGATGGGAATGAGCGTGTTGTTCCAGGCCAGATTATTCGAACTGCGCCACCAGCACGCTCGCCGCGCGCAGCATTAACAGTTCGCGAACCACCACCACCGCCGCCACCGTAAAGACCACCAGCACCACCAACCCGTGGAGATGAACCGCTACCCGATGTACCTGAGGCACCACCACTACCTCCACCACCGCCTGGACCACCACCAGACCCTAATACGCCTCCAGCGCCATTAGATCCTTGGCCAAGAAGCCCGACTCCACCGCCGCCGCCGCCGCCTCCAGCTCCAGTGCCAGTCTCACCCCTAGATGCACCACCGCCACCGCCACCTGATCCTGCTGAACCACCAGCGCCTGCAGCTCCACCATTTCCTGCGTATCCACCTGCGCCACCGCCACCGCCACCGCCGCACCCACCTGCTGTGCCACCTGTGCCACCATTACCGCCGCCATCCCCTGTACCCCTCGTACCACCAGATGGCCAGAAGCCGTCATTAGCACTCCAGCCGCCTTGTGCGGTCACCGCTGCGGCAAAAGAACTTGGGTTCGAGCAAGCAGAAACAATTGCCTGATATGAACTGCCGGGTGTAACAGAATAATTGTTTAAATATGATAATGAGCCACCACTTCCTCCACTTCCAGAGCAGCCAGCGGAATAACAATTTTGATTGAAGCCGGCAGAGCCCCGGCCGCCTGCACCCACAACTACCACAGAGACTGATGTTACACCAGCTGGAGCTACCCAATAGTACGCTCCTGGTGAGGTATAGGCATACTGACCGGTTGTTACTGCCGTAACGCTATTACTTGCTGCGCTGGCCGAACCTGTACCTGCTGCACTAGTAGCTGTGACGGTGAATGTGTATGAAGTACCTCCAGACAGACCGGATACAACTACTGAACCAGAACCTGCTTGAGATAGGGTACCTGTAATACCACCCGGTGAACTTGTAGCTGTGTATTGCGTTATCGTTGCACCGCCATTATCTGCAGGAGCAGTAAACGGCACTGTTGCTGTTTGACCGGAAATAGTGGCTGTTCCAATAGTAGGTGCACCAGGAACAACCCCCGCTACAGCAGCAGTCGCATTCGAATTTGCTGACACAGCTGATACAACGTTTGTAGCAGTTACTACACATCGAATTGCATTTCCTACGTCCGCAGTAACTAACGTATATGTACTTGACGTCGCACTACCAATGTTAGAACCTGCTCTTTGCCACTGATATGTAAAAGTTGGTGTAGGTGCACCAGTCCAGGTACCAGTAGTTGATGAGAGAGTCTGTCCTCTGGTTGCAGTACCAGATACTGCAGGAGCAACTGTGTTGATTGGGGCCGAGCTATACGTGCCCCCGGCAATCATTGATAATATTCCTGACATTTTAGGTCAATCCTGTTCCAGTAATAATCCAAGAAGTAGAAGTTATCTTAAGGGCATTTGCAAGCCCGTATTGAGCAAGTGACCTATTCCCTGTTGTGCCCTGTCCTCCAAGATACATTGTATCTGTGGCTATAACAATGGTTACAACCTGAGAGGTCATATTACAAAAAGCTATTACAGTACCAATAGGATATTCAACTGAGCTATTTGCAGCAATTGTGAATGTTCTTGCATTTGCGTCGGATGCTGGGTGAAAGATAACCTTACCAGCGTCAGCTAAAACTGTGGTATAAGCAGCCGATTGGCTGTTTTGAGGTACATTTATAAACCCTATTGCATTCGTACCATCAACCGTCGTACCAGTACCCATTGTAGTTGACGTCAAATTTCTTGAATCATCAATGACGGTTGTTCCGCCTATTTTTATTGCCATCTTCGTTCCTTATTATTATTAAACTCGGCTTTACTATTTATAATATACTTCCAGACACTAATGCAACAGTAGATGTAATAAACACTATAGTTGCAATACCACGGGTAGAAAGATCAAATGTATCTACATCAGTATCAAACCCGCTCTTATATACAGTTGAAATTGCTTGAACATTACATGTTATTGTACTAGATGTGTTGTTAAATATTGAGAAAGCATCTCCAGCAGCGAAAACGTTTGCTGTAAGGGAAACGTTTCCTCCAGAACCTAAAATAAGAATCTTGCCTACATCGCTTGCAATTGGATTATATATGGATGTTATACTACTAGAAGCTGGTAGATTTTTATAACCGACCGGATTTGTACCATCCGCTGTACATGAAATAAGGTTACCCGAAGCAGGAACACCAAGTATAGGAGCTACAAAAGTAATATTACTTAATTCTCCGGAAGCGTTTGTTAAATTTAAGTAAGATGGGGTACCAACGTTGGGTGTTACTAAAGTAAGATTAGTTACTGTACCGGAAGCATTTGTTAACACAATAGCTGATGGGGTACCAAGAGCCGGAGTAGTTAATGTAGGGCTAGTTAATGTCTTATTAGTTAAGGTTTGTACACCATCTAAAGTAACTGCTGTTCCTCCATTGGCACCAAGCTGGGTATATACTTCCCATGTATTACCTGAATATACTAACTGTACACTGATGTCGTTAATATCGCAAACTAAATCTTCTGCTACATTAGCAATCGTGGATCCATTTCGGGCAATAGTTACAGCGTTAGCGCCAAAATCGCCACCTGCATCAGCAACTACGACTTGATTACCAGTTGCAGGTGTCGCAGGTAGTGTTATTGTAAATGCCCCAAGAGCGGTATTGGCTAAAACACCTTCGTTATTACTAAGAGTATAATTGGCAGACTTAGCAACATAAGACAAACCGCTGGCTGGTAACGATGTACTCGCCCACACATTACCATTACTAGTTAACACGTTACCACTGGAACCAACAGCATAGGTAATTGAGTTAATTGCAGAAACTAAGTTAGCATTAGCTGTAGTGCTTAGATTAGACAGAACCCCTAATGTAATATTAATATTAGAAAAGTTATTATCCACTTCCGAATTAGTCAGAGGTGTACCTTTAACAGTAGACCCCGGACTAGAGATCGAATTAGCGGTTCTTAAGAGTATCGTTGCCATGTAATTACCTTACAGTATTCGTTTGAATATTTATTGTTTATTTATCTGTCTTAGATTGACTGATTAAAATACGAAGCATATCTTTGAGTTCGCTCAGTTCTTGCTTCATATTTGACATCTCAGACTGCAGGTTATCCGATGCCTGCGCATTTCTCTCAGCAATATTTCTCTGATTAATATAGTTTTGTCTTGCATTCTGATCAACAATCAAAATTGCTTTAGAGTCAGGATCACGAAACAACGTTGGGTGATCCTTAACCTTCATTACTTGTCTGTTTATCATACCAGCATGATCGCTCTTAAGTTCTTACATTTCGGAATATCAGCAGAATCTTCAGATAGAAGCACGATCTTAAACACAATAGATGTAAACTGTGTAACATTGTCTATTTGCTTTTCAACTTCGAAGAACTCACCATTTAATGATGTAGGAATAACTAAACCAGACAATTCAACGTACTCTTTAGTTGCAAGATCTGCAGACTCACCAACAGTTTTTACTTTGTAATAAACTTTAACACTAGCGTTTTCAGGTTTAGAAATATCTAGTCTGAAATTAATCGAGGTAGATGGGTTAATTAAATCAACCTGTCTTGTAATGTACTTGGCTAGAGCAGAACCACCAGTAGCGGCTTCTTCAGCAATAAACGCCCTACCATTGGTAACGGTGATAACATTACCGGCTGCAGCGGTTGTAATAGCACCTGCAACTAAGATGTTAGCACCAGACTCTAAGACATCTAACACTCTGTATGCAGCGCTATTTACCGATGAGTTAGCAACCGTAACTGTTGTACCTTTTACGATACCAGATACGTTAGCCTTATCATTAACAGCTACGATACTTATGTAACCTGTATCAGAAGAAACTCTTGTAAAAGAAATATTACTATTTCTTGCAACCGTGGTAATATCGTTCTCTAGATTTTCCGAAGTATACGTAGGGTTATTAACCAGGTTCCTAATAAACACAGCCGATAATTGCTCCATATCTATGATAGGAGAAAGGAAAGGAGTTGCGTTGTTTAAAGTAATGCGTAGTGTAAGAGGTCTTGCACCTGCTAAATTATTAGCAATATTTGTTGTACTTGGTAATACCGATGTAGTATACAACTCTGATGCACTTGCACCATTAAGAGTAATAAATGATGATTGTGGGGTATAACCTTTATCAACACCTTTTACACTCACCCTTGCAGCAGTATCTGCAAATTGAAGTGATGAGATAGCGGGATAGACAGCATCATAAAGGAAGTCACGGGTAGCCACAATACCGTTACCGCCTCCTCGTACAATTGTGTTACTGGTAGAGGCGGTTGGTAAAATAATTGTATAGGAATTTGGCTTTACATTTGATACTAAGTATTCAACATTATTAATAGTTTGAACATTAACACCGTAGATATTACCCCTACCACTTAAGGTCAAACTAGGTTCATCACTTAGTAAATTGACCAGCTTAACTGTTGATCCATTTACAAAGCCGTTGTCAGTATGGTATACTTTTAAAACTCGACTTGCAGGATAGAATTCTAAAGGATCATTATCTAGTTTAACATACTGATAGTCATTTGTATTAACTTCAAAATCTATAGTAGCAGCTGACGTAGTAGAAAATATTGCGTTATATATTCTAAATTTAAGATCTTGATTTTGATTTGCTTCCCATGAAGAAGCATTTTGAGATTTAAATAATACACCAATAAATGGTTGATCATTAATCACTCTACCTGTAGCAACATCGGTTTCCCCGATTTGTGAAATCCATACTTTGTAATTAATAGAACCTGATAAAAGAACCAAAGCGTATTCACCTGGTTCAAGATAAACTAGGCCATCAAAGGCAAGATAGGTTGCAACAGAACCATCATCTGATGTAGTAATTTCTTCAGGTCTTACTACTCTACGTGAGAATGGAATAACTGTCTGCGACGGAGCTCCGTTAACCACAGTACGTAATTCAATGTACATAGGTGCAGAGGTATCAGTATCATAGAAGAACAGATCCACACCGGTAAGTACTGTTGGATTACCCGAAATAATAAATGTTTGCGCCAAAGGATCTTGAGACCAACAGTCTAAAGGAACCGCAATTCCATCAGGAGATGTGGCTGCTAAATTAGATGTAGCACGATCAGGATTTGAATTTACTGCAGCAACAATTGAGGCAATAGAATCCCCTCCTGATGCCGGCCAGTACGGGCCAGTACCTGTAACAGGTGGTACTTGGTCACCAGCTAACAAAGCAAGGACAATTTGTGTTGAGGCAAGACCTGCGGCTGTTTCCGGGCTATATCCCGCAGATACAAACTGCCCCATTTGACCGGATGGCAATATATACTCGCCATTAGGTATACCTGCATATGTAATGGTATTAACAGCATGACCTGCAAGTCGAATAGCTTGTTGATCTGAAGCAGACAAAGCATTAACTACTGAGTCATATGAGGCAATAGCTTGAACAGCATCAATACCAGAACCGTCAGGATTAATTAATGCTGCTAATGCTTGCTTACCTGCTGATGATATAGTATTTACAGAGTTAGAAATAGTATTAAAAGTACCTTGAGACGCCCAGTAGTCTGCACCTCCCTGGTCTGGTAACCTACCAAACGCAGCACCGTAAATCACATCGCAGTATGTTAACCCCGGTTTTGGTGGTGGTACTGGATCTGGAACATAAGGGTCAGGAATCGGAAGACCGGTGACCGGAGTTGGATAATATTCCGGTTCAGGGTAGTATATCGGTGGAGGTACATACGAAGATGCTCTCCTATCATTTACAGCTTCTGCAGTAGTATAGCCATTTCTGGTTGATACAATTTGATTCTGCAATGTTGTTAATTGCCCAGAGGTATTAAATTTAGCCTCTGCTGCAGTCTCACTATCTATCCCGTTTGTAGGGGAATCGGTTAATCTAAAGACTTTTTCGCCAGTTGAGAAGTTAAAGTGGGATGCATCATAAAAGAATGTTCCTGATACAGTACCTGTAGAGTCTGTAAATACATTACCCTTGTTAACAATATAACCACCAAGGAAAGAATTAGCTTGGAACGCTACATTACCAGATGCGTATGTTCCGGTTACAAAATCCGTTACTTTATAGTCATCAAAATATACTTGTAATTTTGTATTAGGTTTTAACCCTGTACCTGTAAACTTAATACTGACATTCCTCATTTTTGGAATAACTGTATTACTTACTACAACATCATTATTTGTTGTAGTATCAATGGTTTCTTTAACCTCGTATGTTGTGCCCTGTCTTTCGTCTACATAACCACCACCGTAGTAATTGGTTTGCCATGAGTTCCAAACTGTACCATATAAGCCGGAAGATTGTGCAGAAGCTAACAATGTGCTGTAATTACCCTCTCTATCTATATGAACTTCAGGTAATCTAGTCGTATCAAAAAATACATCTGACGGAGGATCTAATACGACTGAACCAGTAAATGATATAACACTGAACGGGTTAATGTTTTCAATTCTTGATGCTGCATTACTTTGTACGAATACATTACTGGTGTATGCTAAGGAAACAATGTTACCTGTCATTGCGTAATTATTAGATGTACGCTGTGCGGTAGTAGTTGCAATCTCTTTCAATCTCAAATTAGTTTGATTGTAAGAGGGTCTTAAAATACCCTTTTGGAAGTCCATAGATACTTTATAATCAGAATCTAAAGGATTACCAACCTTGTGCCCGGTAAAGTTGTCGACAACAAAACCGTTTTTAAATCTATCAAAACCTAAACCGTCTTTAATTTGATATAAAGAAGTATCAGTCTCTAACAGAGATAAGGTTGTATAGTATTCTAATGTTTTAATACGACTTTCAAGCTTACCAATATCTCTCATCGTAAAGCGTCTGTTATCTATAACAGTAACGTCGATGTCTTTCTTAACATCAAATACATAAGGCTTTTGTGCAAGCACAAACAAAGCCATAGAGTTCTGTGGGGTAGCAGGTTCTTGGGGTGTAAGAGAACTTACTCCATTAACTACCTGCATAACCCCAGAAGAATTTAATACAATCTTATCTGTTCTAGGTAAGTAATAACTATAATCAGTTAAAATATCTACATCTTGATCTAAGAATTCAGAAGGGCTTGTAAACGTTGTACCGTTGGTATCAATTCTTGGTCTAAAATCTAAGCAGTCTCTTAAATTATAAGTCTTTGAACCAGATACAAATGTTGGAATATCTTTATATTCAATATCACCATAAGAGTCTACAGAGAAGAAATCCCCGCTAGAATGTGTAAAGTAACTAAACGTTACCCGTACTGGACCTGTCGGTGCAGGTTGACCTGGAAGTAAATTAATACTAGCTAAATCATAATGTGAAGTTCTCTGACCGTTATCTAAAGTATAACGGGAAGTGATATCTACAGAATTAGAAGCACTATATGCGGTTCCAAAGGCATTAGCTGACATTCTAACATTAGATAGGACATATGCATCAGCTTGTCCTAATGAAAGAACAGTTGCGGTAGCTGTTGTATTATCGGTATAATCAATTGTAGCCCCGCTAACAAGGGTCTTAGTCTTTTTATTTGCTGCAGAATTAGTTTTTGCAATGGTAGAAATAATACGGACATCGCTTGAGGCGTATCCACTACCCAAGGTAAAGGTAACGGTCTTACCTGTCGGTGATCCGGATCTTGTAACATTACCTGTAAGAGGCAGGTATGAACCATCCGACTTATTAACTACAAGATAGTTAGTTACAGAAAATGGAGCAAACACCTCATCTGTACCAGCAGTAATCGATACATTGCCCCCGCTTAACGTTCTATCATATACCCGGCTTGTACTATATGAGGTCTCAGTATCTGTTGGATCAACGGTTTTAATTATAGGGTATGGGAATTCAAACAAATAAGTTGCATCATTCTCGGATGGGTTATTTGTAATTACAGATGTATGCTTAGATGCGCTGATACCAGAAATATTACCGACTAAGCTAGCGCCGGCATAAACAAAAGTATCGCTTACAACACTACTAATAGCTGAAATATTACCATTAATAGTAATATAGTCACCACTTCTAATATCGGTATTAAATTTTGTACCAACACCTGTAATAACGTTACTTGCGTCAGTGGTTGTAACTGTACCGGTAATAGTAACCAAAGTTGGAACAACGTTAGCTGTTGAGTCTACAAACCCACTGTTGTTATAATAAATTTGTCTTACATCTTTATCAAAAGCATACCCTGTTAACATCTTAATGTTAAACAGGTAGGCGGTATAGGTGGCAGACATACCAGAACCAGATACATAAACAATGGATCTGATTCTTGCAGTACCTACTTTGGTACCTGTAGGTGAACCCGGGGTAGACGTATATCCGTTGTATAGGTCTACTTCACTTAACGTTATTAGATCAGGTACTGAATAAAGCCCGGTGATTGTAACATAACTACCTACTAATGTTGAAACAGTGCTGTTATTAACTGCGGTAAAGTCTCTTGCCTTAGTGTTTACAATATACTTGCTTTTTAAATTATCAATTTCATAACCTAAAACATAAGCCTTGCCAGGTGAAACTATACTTGCAATAAGATCTGCATTACCGTTAGCATTTGCTGTAAACAACCCGTCCCTGATACCCGCAGCCGAGGTTCTTAGGTGTTCAATAATTTCTAAACCATATGGCTTAACGGTATAGTTACCTGACTCATCAAAAGTACGTCTTGCAAGTACATCCCCCAAAACATTGTAATCAGAAGCGGACTTCTGATAAACCATAATACCATTTTCTATCTTAGAAATTTCTACATAGTTATTATCTACGGTGTCAGCTTCTGGTAAAGTTCTAGATTGAAGAGACAGACTTATTGAGTATCGATCGGCGCCAGGTGCAAAATAGTTATTTGAACCGGCTGCAGGATCTAATAAACTTTCATCTTCATCTGATGTAAGAATACTTTCTGTAACTAAAAAGCCAACAGATTTTGACGGATTATCAGTGTACTTAGAAACAATAAGGGTCTCGTCTGCAAAATATACAAAATTGTTCTTACAAAAGATAACACCTGCAGCAATTGAAAACGCAACACCTTTACCAGTAGCTGATGAAGCGGCAGCTTGCAAGACCGCAGTACTGTTAACACCATAATTAAAAGTTAACAACTCCCCATCTGCAAAGACAGCGGTTGTCTTATCTGTACCCGAGCCCGTATACTTTACATAGATGGTAGAAGGGTCACCGTTTTCAGTGACAGCATGATTAACAACACGAGCTGTAACACCAGTTGTTTGACCTACAACTGTTCCGCCTATTAAATTAACAATAATATCATCTGAAACCACACTGTTAAAGCTATCAGTAAGCTTTACATAGCTATAAAATTTATCAAATATTTGCTGGCCAGGTATTACAATTGCACCGTCTTTAAATATATTCTGACCAAATCTTGCAATTTGATTTTGTAAAGTAGTCTGTAATTGCGTCAGTTCACGGGCTTGTACAGCACGCCCGGGTTTAAAAAGAATACGATAAAATTCTTTACTTTCACTGAAGTCATCGTAGTACGGGTCGGTGTTAAAATTAATCGCCATCTCTTACCTGTTATAATTTGATTACTGTTCTTAATGTAACTAGTTGCTGGGCGCTATAGCTAACAGCTGTTCTGTTATCGATGTATAGCATGTCTCCACTAAATTTATTTATAGTAGGTTCCGCATTGATTGTATCAATAGTATATTCCGTATCTGTAATAGTATCTAGCAGAATATCACCTACAGCTAAATCATGAGTATCTTTGTACATTAAAAGTATTTGATTTGAAGCATCAAGCACTTCAACTACTTCTAAATTAAGGGTTGAAGCACCCATGCTGTGTTGAAGAAGAGTATCTGCCGCTAACCCACTTACGGTATCGAGAGTTAGCAAGTAACATGCGCTACCTGAAACATTAGCAAATGCTCTAGCACTATTTGCTAGAGGAGCATAGGCTTGTTCTGAACCATACATTTTAATGTCTTTTAAAATACCAAATTGTCTATAGTCATTACTGACTGTAATGCCTTGGTTCTTTTCATTATTTATGGTTGAGGTTAGCATCAACGTATCAGCATTAAGTTCTCTAACAACATCACTACCATGACCACCATAGGGTGATATGATTGCAGATACGTTAGCATTTGCTCCGTTACCAGTAATTACGACATTAGCATAGTTGTAACCAGCCCCTGGTGATGTTACGGATATGTAACTAATCGTGTTATTTACTATAACTGGTTGACCTACGAAACCATCTCCGTCTCCTGTAATTACAACGTTAGCATATGAGTAACCTGACCCAACGTTGCTTACTTTAAATGCATGAATACCGCCTCTGATTGCAGACAGCTCTACAATTGTTTGTAAGGTATCTAAATCGTCAATAGAGAGATTAGCGTGTGCTGAAGCACCAGTACCGGTAGCGCTGGCGAAAGAAATATCTAAGCTTGTATACCCCGTACCTCTCTCTTCTATAATTATATCTTCTATTTCTCCGGCTGCGTTGATAAATGGGGTTGCCACAAACCCTGTACCATCACCAATAGTAGAAATAGTTGTCTGAATGTTAGAGTTGTACCCTGTACCTTCATCTTCAATAAGAACCGAATGAATAGCACCGTTGCGTAGCACGGGGGTTAAAACAGCAGAGGTAGCATAATAGAGATTAGCAGATGCATTAGATGTTGGTTGAGTATTACCTGTAGTAGATATTGTTATTGATGTATTTGCAATAACGTTGGTATTATACCCCGTTCCTTTATTTGTAATAACGATATCAACAAGAGAGTTACTACTGAATATTAAGTTTGCAAATGCATTAGCAGTAGGTTGAATGTTACCAGTGGTTACTATAGTTGCAGTTGTATTAGCAACAGCGGCCGCCGTATACCCTGTACCAGGGTTATAGATTCTAACATTGCTTATATTTTTAAGAAGACTGGTACCCGTACCAGAGGCATCAGTGATATTAATGGTTGCAGTTTTATAGTTTGCACCAACATTATCAATAATAACATCAATAAATTCACCAGAGGTATTAAATACAGGTGTTAAATTTGCAATTGAATTACCCGTCAGACCTAAAAACTGGCCTTGTACAGAAAGTGTAACGGCTGAATTACCAATATAACCAGAACCCGCGGTATCAATAGTAATACTACTAACCTCACCCTTAGAGTAATAGGCATTTGTAACCGCTCTTTGAACTGGCATAAAGTCTACAGTTAAAAAGCGATTTTGTGATGAAAGAGGAATTGTATAAAGGTACTTCCAAATATAACCATCTGATGTAGTAATAGTCGTTATGTCTTGTCCAAAAGGTTCTTCAGTAGATGCTGCGCCATTGTTATTAAAGATACATTTATAAACACCGAAAGAGGTTGTCAATACATAAAAGTTTGCAGTCTTTAGGCTTGTAGCCCCGCTTGCTGAAGTAAAACTTGTACTATAATTACCGTCGTACTGGTCATAAACTGTTCCTGTTGCCCAATTTACTCTAGGAATTACATATGAGATATCTCTAAAATTTATCTTCTTTACGCTTAAGATACCATTACGGGTATAACGCTCATAATCACTTGTAGCTTCCGGCGAAGCTGGATTCTGAGGATCAGGCCAATCTAATACATTACCTATAAAGTAATAGTAATTAGATCGGCGAGATAAAATTTCGTTATACACCGTCTCCACCAAAGAATGGTGGATAGTATCTTTTAAGAGAAAAGCCATATTAAGCTACAGTAACGTTCCAGGTAATAATAACAGTGTCGCTAGCAGTTTTAGTTACTACACCAAAAGATGTACGGCAGAGCATATTTCCGCTAGACGAATCGTTTAAAATGCCGGCTTCTGTAAGTGAACCTGTACCGGTACCAGCCGGGAATGTTGCAACGTATGTCACAGTATTTGCAGCACGAGATGTAGAGTCAAGTACAACTCTTCCTAATTCAGTACCAAGAGCGGTTTGAGAGGTTGCAGGTGATGTATTAGAAGAACCCACAGCCATATGACTCATAATTGCAGTAGTGTTACCTACCATTCTAGATGCAATTGTATCTTTACCAACCGCAACAACTAAGTTATTGATTTTGCGGTAGTCTTTTTGATTGCCGGACTCGTCTAAAAGAATAACTTCTAAGTTACCTTTGACATTTATCGATTCTGTGAACATGTTTTATTCCTATAAGAAGTTCTGTGTTATATTTATACAAGCTATCATGTATGTTAACTAAACGAAATTGACGCAATAGAAGGTACACTCTCAGTGTACATTTCTAAGAAATACCTTGCATCCCCAGATGTAGGTTCTACATAAGATTGTCCTGAGTCTTCTGTCTGATCACTTACAATAGCATCGTCTAACTCTACCTTATTAAGGGTAAAGATGTTGTTATCACTAAACTGGAGATCATCAGTAAGAGCTTTAATTACACTAATTGTAATTACATCTGAGATTGTTGTATCATCAGTTAGAGGCTTTGTTAACTGATAATCAGTAATTACTGCTGATGTAACTACATTATCATTATCTGCTAATTTTCTTATTAGCCTAGATGCAGCATCTAGTGTTGTAAATACACTGTTCAGTTCAGAGTTAACGTTCTTTCTGCTTTGAACACTGATGATTCCTGATATATCAGCAGTTGCAGATAATACTCGATCAACAAATAAATTAGTACCTGCTTGGTGTATAAGTTTCTTAACTATATCATAGAATACACTAATATCTAATTCAGATACAATTTGGTATGCAAACGGTTGATACAGTTCATCATCTTGAATTCTATTATCAGATTCAGATAAGAACCCTTGTGTCGATGTATACTCACCGGGGTATCTTGCAATTGCTCCAGTACTAAATGACAGAACAGCATCATTAGGATTTTCTGTACCTGTTGTAGTAACTGATGTTAATAACTGCGATGTAATATTCTGGGCTATAAGATCATCACCAGTAAAATCATAAGGGCTTATATAATCTGTATCAAAATATCTATTTGCATTTGACGTTGAGTGAGGTCTTAAAATTGTAATAGTTTCGGAGAAACCACCACCTTTTGTATTTAGGTATTTGGTTCGGGCCGAAACACCTCCAGAATTTGAGAGATTAATAGAAATAGTCTCATTAAACCCAAACCCATAACTTAATATTTTTAGTCTTTCAACTGCACCGGTACTACTAACTTTAGTAATTCTAACAAGAGTATTTAATCCACCTGCAATAGAAAGTGTAAAGACTTGACCGGCTTTAAAGTTACTACCACCGGATATAATTCTTGTCGTTGTTAAAGTAGGCTGTAATGTACCGGTAAATATAACACCGGTGGCGTTACTTATTGATATTGTATCATTTAAATCAAACGGTACAGGGTAGGGTGCATGAAAAAATATCTCATACAAATTAGTATCAAGTGTCTTTACCCTAATTACTTCTGCTGTATATTCAATTCGATTTTTAGTAAAAGTAATAAAGCGATCTTTAATATCAACTGCACTACCCGATGTTCTAAGTACACGAAGTGAATTTCGTTGATTCCATTTACCATTAGAAGGTCTTAATACAGAGTCGTAAGGGTATCTAGTTAACGCGGCAGTATCATATAAGATTCTAAATAACGTCTCAATGGATAATGTTCCACCCTTGGCAGCATACAGACCTTTAATTCTCTTAATTAAAAGTCCCTTATCAACCAGTAAGCTTTGTGGTAGGTCTTTTGCGTAATTATTTAAAAAATAATTTACAAATGAATCTGCAGTCTGATCTATGTCACTGTACTGTCTTGCATTTTGTACCAATTCTAAAGCGTTTTGATCCTGCTCTAAAAATTGATAGTAGTATTCTAGAAAAGCAACAAACGTAGTATAGTCAGACCTGATAAATTCAGGTAACTGGCTGTTAACCAGTTGCGATACTTTTTCTTTAATTCGTGTTGTTGCCATATTAAACTAATGCAGTAACATTTACAATTGTACCGGCTACTAATCCACCGGTTCTAGTTGTTGTGGTATCGTCTTGGATTAATATTTCATTCCGGGATACTGATAGATTATAACTTGCCTCTTGTACGCTGCCGGTAATTCTAATGTCGGTGGTACCTGCAGGAAGACCCGTAGGTGTAATACTCGCTATGCTTACAATACCTGTACCGTAGCTTATAGTTCCAATGCTTGACAATAAAATAGCATCCGTTGTAGCATTAAGAATTCGCAAAGTACCAGTACCTGTATCACTTGAAGGTGTTGTGTCTGGCAGATCGGTTATTTTTACTAATGTTGTAACTCCGTTTATCGTTATAAAGAAGTAACTAGAAGTTAATGTACCAGGTTTAATAGCATTTCTAAACTTAATTGAAGTATCACCACTGAAGACGTTAACTGTGTTTAAAGTTGGTAATACTCTTCTTTGTAGCTTTACAGTTAACAATGCACTTGTAATAGAATTATTTTTAGATAAAATGGCATTAATTAACGATGAATGAATATAATTTTTATTAAATTTCTGTAAACTTGTAGAAAAATAATTTGTAATAGCTTCATTAACTTGAGCTTTAATTTGTTCTGAAGACAAAGTTGTAACTGAAGAGTTATAAATTACATCCGCATTTATACCTACATGGAAAAAGACTGGGTCTACAAATACAGGTGTAGTAGTGAGTGCTTGTTTGGATTTTAAAATATTAGTCGCAATAGATTCTTTTGTTGCATCAGAAATTGTAAACCCAGAGAACGGTTTGAGGGAAATTATTACTCTACCATAAAATGGAGGATCATTATCCTCACCACCCCATACCGATACAGATTCTGCACCCGCATAATTAGATAAGATTAAAGACTCATAGTCAGTAGCTGTAACCGCTCTATTTTTAGATGCATTAACTCTTGGTGCATTAAATTTAATTGAGGTAATGCTTTCAGCATCTGCGCCACCTGTAGAGTTACTGTTAACGGTAATAGCAATACTACTCGAACCACCAATAGTAGTCCCGGCTGTAAAGGATTGAGATACAGTACTTGATACATTAACAGCTGAACCTGTAGCTACCATATATTGAATTGTAACAATGTTGCCAGCAGATAGGTTCTTACCTATAATTCCATCACCAAAATATATTTGATATTTACCTTGTGGGTTTTGTTCCAGGAAATATACTTTTGATGTACTATCTAGACCGGTTATATCAGTAGTTAGTGAATATGTTGTAGTTGTAGTATCGGATGATGACGTCTGTACGCTTACTAGAATTGTAGTTGTATCAACAGCAGAATTTGGTATCTCATATTTACTGTTGGGTGTTGTATCTGATATAACATAGCTATAGTTTAATAATGTTCCTTCAGTTACATTAACATTTGCAAAAGTATATGTTGTACCCACTCTTAAAGCAGATTTTGCTTCAGTAGTTAAAAACGTGTATACTACCCCGTCGACGGTAGACGTGAATGGGGTGTAGCGATCCATGGTAAGGGATGCTGGAAGGTTAGTTGGATTAGTAACAACTATATCTAAATTTGCAACAGACCCCCTTGAAGATACAGGTGTATATCCTAGGTGCTTAGCAATTGAAACTGCAGACGATCTTTTAACTGCAGAATCTAAAAACATCTCATTAACTACCATATTTGCCAAATAAGCATTATAGTGGGTATTGTATGCAAGAACATCTAACAGGGTAGAAAGCCCAGACCCCTCAAAGTCATAGTCAGTGAACTCATTCTGAGCTTTCAAGAATGTTTTTAGGTTGGTCTTGATCTGATCAAAATCAAGTTCTGAAATTCTTAAGTTAGACATTATCTTACTCTTGTTAGTAGTGTTGTTAAAGTAATGGGTCTATCAGAGTTATTGAGTCTAAAAATTATGTCACAAACAACTTCATTATCATCTACTTTTTCTCGCAATTTAACTTCCAATACTGTTACTCTCGGCTCGAACTTATCGATTGTATCAAGTATAGCCCTCTTCATAACCTGTGCAGTTACAGGATTAAAGTTTTCAAACAAGAGACCATGTATCTGACAGCCAATTTCAGGATGAAAGGGACGCTCATAATGTCTCGTAGAAATTAAATTTCTGAGAGATTGCTTAACAGCTTCCTCATTATTCTTTCTCGCAACATCACCAGTTACGGGGTGAGAAGAGAAAAGAAGATTAAAATCTGAATATTGTCTGGTATTTCGTGTAGCCATGTTTATATTTATGGTAGCGTCAGCTGGCAAATACCGTAGTTGAGCCCTGAGTTATCACATTATTCCCCATGGTATCTCCAATTCGCCCTATACCCTTACCGTCTACAAAAACTTGACTTGATCCAGAATCCAGACTAGAATCATCATTAGAACATCCGGATTTTGGGTGCGGGGTAACTTTATTACCTTGAACTGTAATTAAGATACCGTTAGCATATACATTTTTGGAATTAGCTTCACCAACACTCGTCTGTAAAGGCATACGACATTTGTAACCAGATCCATCTGGAGATAGTACAGAATCGCCTAGTCTAGATACAGCCGGCATTTATGGTCCTAATTGTACTAGTGTACCTATATTGGTAACAGCTGTTTGATAATTCCAAACAACCCATTGCCCAATATTAGTTTGTAATGTTACGTTTCCTGTCTCCCCGGGGCCTGTAACGCTGAATGCATATGCATTATTCTGGGTTACTGGGGTCGGCATTTCATATCGAACTAATGCTTTGAAATCTTCAGTAGTAGTAGGAGGTAAAGCTTGAACTGTACCATCATCAAATACAAACTCATAATACTCACCATCAAAAGTACCTGAAAAAGTACCAGAAAGCCTAACTACATTACCTATAGAACTAACATTTATTCCTTTGGCAGCAAAATCATATAAAGCAGTTACCGATGTTGCAGGAGCTGAATTACTACCCTCAGGCATTATCGGATATACAATATTAAACCCTATATCTATTGATATAGTTTGACCGCCGTATATCGTTGGTATATATCGATTTGGTGCAGGTGATTCCCCGTCATTAGTTAATTCGGTTGCAGGATCAGGGCTAATGGAAACAAAACCAATAGCATTTGAAGTATTTATTGTTACGAATTCATTCGCCATTATGCCAACTGAGTTAAGCCTTGAGAATGGACAGCTTGATTAAAGAACGTTAAAAGTTGGCCTCTATTATTTGCAGCAAACCCTACGTGTATCCATGGAAGGCCTGACCCCGTAGACTTATACTCCAATAGTAGCTGATCATACTTAAGTACTTTTGCAAGCTTTAAAGCTATATTATAGTATTCTTTTTTATCGATGCCGGGAAATTGAATATCAACCCCTTGCCCCTTAGGATGAGGTGATGTTACTGCATTAGATTTATTTCCTGCAGATCTAAATGCTGATGTAACTATCATATTAGGGTATAGCTTTTTAACAGGCTCTAAAACGTTTAGTGCAACAGCTTGAAGATTAAACACAATTTCACCGTAGGTTAATCCTAATTGAGCTTGTATTGGGTCTCGAGTTACTGCAGCTTTACTCGATAACATCTCAACTGTAAAGTTAGGAGATAAATTATAATTGCCTGGTAACTGAGTAACAGATTTTAATTTTTCATCTGGTTTAATAAATAGTTGCTGCTCAGAGGGCACGGATTTGCTTTCTGTACCAATTGGTTTTTCATCTAAAATTTCAGCAGTTGCAAAACCTTCTTTTATAAGTCTATTTTTATGCTCTAATTTTTCAGTTGGTGTATGTGTATCTACTTCTATTTCAATCGAAGACGTATCTGCAGGAGTAAGAACTGCAGGGTCAATTTTATCATTATCTGATATATCTTTACGGCCAGTCATATTACCAATGTTAGAAATACCCGCAATAGTAGCAGGTTTACTGATTACAGAGGCTGCAGCCTCTCCTGCAGCTACAGAGTTGCCAGAATTAAGGTGTACAGCGCTACCGTCTGCTGCAAATTGACCAGCTGCTTTATTACTAATAACCCCTCCTGCCTGTTGTTTTATATCTGTTGTAGCTTTTGTATTAATACTAGCAAGTGATTGTGTATTAATATCTTGTTTTGCTTTAAGGTTAATTTTACTTTCGGATTCAACAAAAACACCATTACCGCCTTCGTTAGTCTTGATGTAAACATTACCAGATTGATTATAGATACTAGAGGTATTTTGATACAAGTCTACAGCACTTACAAATATATTGGCATTTGAAAGCATATTAATATCTACCGTCGCATGCAGGTTCAATGCAACGTTAGAACTTAAATTCATTAAATTATATGCTTGTATGTTAACATTGCTACTTGTAATATTAACTTCTTCGGTTGCAGAAAGGTTTAATTTACCCCCAGCCATGGCAGTAATATCGTTATGACATTTAAGGTTTACATCACCTTCGACCTCGATATTTGCATCATTACCAACAAAGATATTACAAGCTCCATTAACAGAAATGTCTGCCCGACCTGC